TTGTATTGAGATACTATAGGACTTGCGCTTCCTGTAGCAAATGTAACAAGAGTAGATTGCAATGGCGATACAAAAGATCCAGCAGTATATCGGTACTGATTGTGGATAAACTTACCTGCATCAACCACACTAGTAAGAGTCACATTAACAATAGTTAGAGTCTGCTGAACAGGACAGCTATGCCTTACCGTTATCTCTAAAGGATTGGATGCAGTTATCGTAACCGTACTTACGTTAACGGAGTTAGAGCTCTTATTAAACTGCAATGATCCTGATGTAGTTACAACACCAGATGTCTGAGTAACATTATTATAAGTTACTGATACAGTAAAAGATGCAGTAGACCCAGCAGGTACAGTATAAGTCAATGTTGTAAGTCCAACTGCCTGACCTAAGTCAACACAATAATTTTGTGAATTCCCTGTAGGTATAGTAAATGTCTGAGCAACACCACATGATAAGCATTCGACTGGTCTAGGAAGGTCCTGAGAATTACTAGTTAGAACGTATTCATTTAGATACGGATCATACCCACCTAGCTTTTGAGTATTGAATGACTCGATGAAGTCATCTCTAAACCAAGTCCTCATACCCATCTCAGATATTACAGCAAGGTCATTGCCTCTTAACTGAAGTACTGCACCACGCTTTACATCTGTAAAGAATCTATCGTATCCCCATTGAACATAACTCTCTGGGTGGAAGCTAATACCAAACTCTTCTGTCCTAGCTATCTGAGTACCAAGTATCTCTGGCACTGATGAGATAGCACCACCACCTGCTGAGTCAGAAATCAAATTCTTATTAGCAAGCACATAGGATATCTTATCCTCCTGTAGTACAAGCACATCTGTCTCACGGCCATCTAAAACATAGATAGGTCCAAATGACACCTCAAGGTACTTGTAGTTAAGTAGACCAAGGTTAAACTCATTGAGCTTATTAACATTGCTCTCAAAGTTATACACACCACTATAGGTCATGTCTGCAAATCTCCTAACCATTCTATAGTCCTGATCAGATACAGCAGTTACTCTAGTACCTAATGTAAGTGTCCTTCCAATAATTGAGTCAAGTATCTTATAGCTCTCTGCTCCGTTACCAAAACAGAAGCAGTTAAAGAACAGCGTGTCAATAATTGCTGATGCTGATATTGTCTGATTCTGGACATTACCAGTGTGGTATCCATTTACAATTGGAAGAGACAAGTCATTCTCAAAGAATATATCAGGCGATGCATCAGATGGCTCAGTCTCAAATATAATAGTTGAGTCAGCACGGAACACCTCGAACGTAGCAATAACAGTAGACCTTCTATCATTCCTATAAAGTGTACCATTACAACGAACGGTGCCAGATATAACAAGTGACAACTCATTAGTAACTGTGTTTCTAGCGAATCGATACTTATTAGTACATGTTGCAGGAGCAGAAATAGCAGCTGTTGCTGACCCTGTAGTATAATTATAGACTGTAGATATGTAGTCATTCTGAATTTCACATCCATCCCCTCCTACATCCTGAACGCCTTGGTCTAGAACTACTTGAACATTGTCTCCATTAAACCAATCGACCATATTGTTATAGTCAGCAGATGCAATCATGGTCTTCTCTAGAGTATATATTCTCCTCTCGCAATCACCATTACCCTTACCTACACCAAGTCTTTGGAATTTAAGGCTTATCTTTATCCTACTACCAGCAGGTACAGTATAGTCCTCATATACCCATGCAGGATGAGCAGGATCATATCCAGCTACCCTCTTAGAGTTCATTGGATAAATTAGTCTTGGGTAATCCCCTCCATTATTCTCATCTACCTGAATAGTACCTGGTGCTATAATGTCATCCTGTTCTTTAACTACAGCGAAGTTATTTGGATTAATCTTTATGTATACACCAGCCGGGACTGGGATATTTACGCTTGGATCTAAATCACTTGGTATCTCAATGAATCCTTCTACCTGAGACTCTTTCTCAAGCACAGTAGTGTACACACAATTCTGTGTAGGCCCATTAGTATCAGCCTTTACAATTAGTCTGTCTCCCTGCTGAACCTTTCTGGCATTCTCACCCTCAAGCAAGAAGAACACATTATTGGTTAGTGGGTCATTGAAGAATATTGTGCTATATATTGTATCGTAGTTCTCCTCATCAGGCTTGATTACAAACTTATATCGTGTTGCCCAATATGGTGGTCTCTGAGTTGCAGGTATAGTAACCTGTATTGAGTTCTTTGTATCAGATGCTGAGCATGGTACGTGAACAGTATTGTTTGGACTAACTAAAGCAGTTGTTGATCTGTTGAAGTCATCCATGTATACGATACCAATCTCATATCCTCTATTGCTATGCAAGCTTCTTGAAGAATTTATCTTCTGATAGAACGCATTAATATTAGTAAACTCATAGTACTCGTATACATTTATTGTTGGGGTAGTCGTATTATTGACATACCTCATTGTAAGCAATTGTATGCCTATGTATGGACTTCCAGGTGATGTGATAATTCCTAGACCCTGACCAGCAGATCCAATACCACTCTGGTATTTAATCAAAGCATTTAAGTTCTGTGGTAATGAGCAGTTAAACTGGTCTGTGAATGTTGTCCCATTACAAGAGTTTGCTACAGTAGTAACATTAGAAATAGTTCCTATAGCATCTTGAAACTCAACACTACTTGCTAGTTCATATACGGATGTGTAAGACCTAGGAAGTACAAATGAAAAGTTAAGAGACACATTATTAGTAGTCTCTGTAGGAAAAGGAGTATTGCCTGAGAACCCCTGATGATCAAAGGTTATATCAAGCGTAATAGAGGCCCCTGCAACGAGTTCAAATGGTGAAAGGTCTAGTAATACCACTGCCCCTGGAATCGTCTGAGCACCGCCAAAATTATATATTCCTGAGGTAAGAGAATCTGTTATCTCAGAGTTGTCAAGCTCATCAGATATTAACTGAGTAGAGTACTCAAGCTTTACAGTGTTACCATTAGTATCCACCATGTCATATCCCTCAACATAGTTGCCATACATGAGTCTGTTGCCCATGATAGTCTGAGCCTTAGCCAGCAATGGTACGTTGTCGTACAATCTAAGCAGCTCACTTTCAGGGAGAACGGTAAATATCTTACTGTTCGTAAATGTGTATGTACGGTTTTCATTATTAGTGAATCCAAGGTCAGCCTTATTAAGCTTCTCAATAACCTTAATCACATTGCTATTGGTATCCTTAAACAATAAGTCAATACCAACTACAAGTGGACCACCTGTATTGTAAGTTACCCTAGCACCATTAAATTGATTCTGCATCCCATCATTTAGGTAGCTGTTAATGCTAAAGCTAAACTGCTTAGGTTGAAACGCAGGAGCAGACCACTGAGATGTGGCACTGTACTCTCCATCCTCATACTCGTATCGATACGCAAAGCATATATACCTACTCTCTAGGAAATTACTCTGATCACCCGTATTTATTAATGTAACACTAGGTGACTGTACCGGTGGCTTCTTAATCACAAGAATAGATTCAGCACTAAACTGGTCTATGTTTCCAACAGGATCAGTGTAGTTCTTCAGTCTGTTTATTACCCTTGGTGGGTTATAGTCATCAGTGAAGAATATTAAGTTATCAATAATGTTGACACCTGTAATTAGATACTCAGGGTTAAAGTTTAGCGTAGTCTTACTACCACTCCCATCGTTGATACTAATCAAATGGTATGTCAATATGTTGTTGTACACGTTGAATGACACAATCATATCAAGCTTACCTGTAGCACCTACTGGAAAGTTGGAGTCATGGATAAACCAGTAGATAGTCTCATTGGTGTTGTCCGCTATAGTACCTATACATCTAGCCGAAGAACTTAGTGCTGTTCCATTAACATACTTAATCGTAGTTAACTTGCTGTTGCCCTTAGTATTTTCAATGACACCAATCTCAGAGTTTTCAGTAGACCCCATGCGAACATTAAGCGCATCGATATACTCTCCATCAGGAATTAGTCGTTCATCAACGACTTTATTCATTCTCCCAGCTATGAAGTTTCTTGTGATATTAGTCATATTATTTCAACCACTTGTCCATGCCACGTAGATTCATCAATAGTCTACCTGGGTGAATGTTACTCAATCTTATTTTAGAATTTCTCAGAAGAGCAGTCTTCTCTTTTCTTGCACGGTTCACAATGTACTCCTGTACACCAAGCTTAGAATTTAATATTTCATACGTAATGTACGCATAAATAAATTTTTCAAACAATTTATTTACACTAACACTTGCATCATTCCCATTCTCAAGCCCATCAGATATGTACTCCAATATTACTGATTCGCCATACATGTCTGAGTTGAAGTTAATCACACCACTCTTGGCATCAATATTAAATGTAGGGTTGAAGTTAGCAGTCTCAGTATTTAATCCATATCTGGCTCCAATACCGTAGTCAAAGTACCAGTTGCCCCCCACGTTCCACCCTTCTTGACCATCATATGGGCTCTGAGGATTCAAGTAAATACTTCTCTTGATACCTTTCAATCTCTGTAAGTCAATCTCAGAAAACTCAGGAGACAATGCATTACCTTGTTGGTCAAACAATATCTTACCGGTGTTATCCTGAAGATAAGCTAATGAAGAAAGGACTTGGATGTTTTCAGTTAATGGTCTTAGGTACCCATCCTTGTATAGGTTTACTCTAACCCAGTTGACATAGTCAGATGGTAGGATATACTTAAGTGTATCATTTACAGTGAGTTCAAGAACCTTTACCTGCTTGAATGCATCGTAGTTTAGTTCCTGTATTGCTCTCTTGGCATGAAACAAAATCTTATATCGCTCCTCATTATTTACCAATGAGTGGTTGCCAGAGTACATCAACAAGAAGTTATTGACAATATCCTGTAAGCTAACATACTGGTATGATCCCCAGTTTGCATCTACAGGAGCTACTCCGCTATTTTCGTAGTACTTTTCTTGAGTGATATATGCCATGATTATTGTGATTGTTTTTGTTCTTCAGCTCCACCAAATTGTACTGCCTCAATCTCACGTATAGACATACCAGCGTACTGAAGAATCTTTGCTATTACTTTTATTTCATCCTCAACCGGTATCTCAAAGTCTTGGTATCCTAAACCAGGGGCCTGATTGAACACAGGCTCACCATTAGTTAGTGTAGTGAATGTCCACTTAGGGTCCTTTGGATATCTGAAGTAGTTGGCATCTAACTCGTTAGCAAGATTAATGGTCGATGGGTATACAGTAAGTATACTACCTTCCTGAGTATAAGCTGGGTATGTTTCTGTTGGAGCAGTTAAGTTAGAGTTAATCAGCATGGTAATCTTACCATGAGTTACCTTAGCTGCCTCACCCTTGAATACTCTAGTAGCACCAGATGCATCATACACAAGAATCTTATTGATCATAAAGTAATCAAATCCAGTCGTTGTTACTGATGGCAGATAATATCTGTTTGAAGCCGCAGTCACCTGAGAAAGAGTTGATGTCATAGCGAATAGTTCAATCGCTTCCTCTAAAGCCTTTCTAACATTTGCGTAGTCAGTACCTGAAACACGAGCATTCTCTTTGTTAATAGTATCGTTGTACTCAGAGAAGTACTCCTCAAATATTTCTAGCTGAGCCTGCTTGGCAAACAGGTTGAAGTCAGATGGGGAGATGTAGCCGTAATTATTCTTGTTCAGAATTGCCAATACGGTATTTCGAACTGAGTTGATCATTCTAGTCTTTTTACAAATATAAACAAAAAAAAAGAGGGTGTTATTACACCCCCATTTTTAAACTTAAGCCCAAAAAAAAACTATGTCTTACAAATCTAAATTATTTTCTAACATTTTCAAAGCATCGATGCCATCATCTGTCTTTAGGAACTGAGCCACGGCAAAGTATGGGTCATCACCATAAGAGACAGTAAGCATCTTTTTCTTTACAGAAGGTGTATTAAACCACACTTCTTTGTTATTATTTCTGAATGCCAGTAACTTGTTCTCAAAGAACACGTGGATATTTGCCTGAAGTTTTAACATTGGATCACGTAGGATATTTAAGAATCCCCTTGGATCTCTCTTTGCATAAATCAAGATATCACGCTTAAGTTCAGATGTTGTGAACTTGTTTGGATCTTTACTGAACAATACTCTAGCAATTGTCTCCATCTGATCAACGCTAAGTTGACGTGCTTCAATCAACGCATCTACTTCAGATGTAAGCTGCTCTACTTCCTTGGCTGCATCCTTCTCATAATCAACCTGAATAAATGATATGCCATTAAGTGGATGGTAGTGAAGGAACTGCTGGAGTACAGGGTTAGTTCTTGGAACTGATAGGAAGCCATTCTCAAATACGATTGGCTCTACAATTGCGTTGCCATCTTGCTCATCCTCAAATGGAGACTTCTGATTGATGGCATACCTTAATGTCCTGTTGACATTATTTTCTTCATCAAAATAAAGTAGTGGATACCTTCTAGTATTTCTTGATGGTAGGGTGAATGATAAAGGAGCAGACTCTCCCTTGAGTTTGTAAACTTTGTCAGAACTTATTGATTGCTTTTTCATTTGATTAGATTTAAAGATTTAAAATAGAGGGAGCCACAGCGACCCCCTCAGTTAATTGTTACTTCTTTGCTTTAAGCTTTTTAACTAATTGATTAGCCGCAGCCTTACCAATACCAGCCCCGCCACCACCACGTGATAGGTTCCCCTTTGATGTTACTTTTCCAGCTGGATTTTTTATAATAAAGTTATAGGTATTTTCATCTGGCTTGCCCATGTTTGTGGTATCAACTGACATTCTATATCCTTTGTTACCAACAGGAACATCCATTAATGGTGCTCTTTTGTTAATAGTACTAGGCTTCTTTGCTGCAACAGCAGGAGCAGGAGCAGGAGCAGGAGCAGCTGCCTTTTTAGGAGCAGAAGCAGGAGCAACAGGCTTTTTAGGAGCTGCCTTTTTAGGAGCAGGAGTTCTTATTGCAGCAGCCGCAGACTTTCTTGCTGCCTCTTTAATAGCTTTTTGTCTTGCGTTTTCAGCAGCATACTTTGTGATCCCACTTCCTGTTCCAGCACCTAAAGTAGTTATGCCTTTTTTAGGACCAGGTCCCATTACTTTCTTTGCCATTGTTTTGTTTATTTAAAGTTATAAAAGGAAGGGCCAATCGGCCCCTCCATATTATTTACAATTAGGCTCCGTATCTGAACAACACGAAGTTGTTTGCACCCAAGGTACATACACAACGCTCAGACAAGAAGTTAACCTCCATTGCATCGAGATCGCTAGTCTGTGCACCACCGGCAGAACCAGTAATCCAAGTCTTGTATCTACGATCTTCAGTCTCAGAAGCTCTGAAACGAACGTGCAAGAATGGTCTCTTAGCATTCTTACCAAGGATCTGATCATACACAGTGGTAGAACCAGCAGGTACCAATAGACCAGTTACAGTACCAGTTGCAGATGCACTAGTAGGCAAACCACCACGCATGGTAGGATCATTCAAGTACTTCCAGTCAGACTTGTAGAAGTCATAACCTCTACGGAATCCAGTGAATCCAAGATTCAAGGCCATCTTCTCATCGTTGTCAAATAGACCATAAGAAGTACCACCTGCACCGTAGCTATTCTGAGCTGCCAACATATCATCAATGTCAAAGCTGAATGCTCTGTTCAAGAAGATTACGTTCTCTTCGATAGATCCCTGCTTATCAAGACGAGAGATGATGCTATCAAAGTCAGATAGAGTAGTTGGGTTACCACCACCCCATACGTTACCACGATTGTTAACAGCGTAGAAGATACCTTCAGAACCTTTGTTACCATAGATAGGGTTCAAAGAAGCGTTAGCTACACCAGAACCCGCCTCAGCAGGAACTGCTTCAATCATTGCGGTCTCAAGATAGTCTTCGAAACGTAGACGAGTCTCGTGCTCAGACTTCAAATACCAAAGGTATCCAGTTGCACCATTCTCGGTAGTTACTTCTACCCATCCAATCTGAGCCATGTCAGAACCAGATACTGCATACTTGTCCTTGATGATGATTGGAGAGTTGTCGAAGAACTCATCTTCAGCCTCCAAAGATCCGATCATTCCTACAGTTCCTTTCTTAAATTCAGAACCATAAATCCATACTGAAAGAACAGCAGTTCCAGAGAAAGTTTGTCCAGCACCTTCGTAGTAAGCAACTCCGAAAGTATCATTTGCTGTATCAACAGTAGTTACGATACCCTTGTTAGAAAGACCTGTAGCATTATCAGAGATAAATACAGTCTGTCCAGCACGGATCGCAATAGCGGTTACGTTAGCATCAGCAACAGTAATAGTTGCAGAGTCTGCTCCAGCAGCAGCAGAAGAATCACAGTTCACATACTTAGTATGCAAACGACCTTGCTCAGCCCACTTGATCATGTCAGAGTTGGATGGCATTTCAGCTCCTACCATTCTTAGGAAGGAAGCTACGGTACGATTACCATAACGCTCGAATTCTTTTTCGTAAGTATCAGGTAGATACTGGTTCAAGAAATCAAAGTTGGTAATGTAGTTAGTTGATAAAGGGACCTGCTCAGCACTTGGCTGCAACTGGAACCCAGGGGTTGATAATACTGGCATTTTTTTGTGTGTTTAGTTGTTAGATTTTTTTAATACTGCGGATTTTTAGACCCCTTCCAGAGTCTGGCGCAATCGCCTTCACCTGCATTCCACCCTTATTAACAACCTCAGGAGCTCTACGCTCAGACATATTTATATTTTTGGTCTTACGTAAAACATCATCGGTAGCATCCGCTTGCCCTTGCTCATAAAAGAACTTGGCAAACTTCTCAGGATTCATTGCGATAGACAAAGACCTGTGGTATCCAGCTGCATCCTTAATTAGTCCACTGTCATCCAAGAACTTATTAACAAAGTTTAATGGACTTGACTGAGCACTCTTTAATTCTGAACCAGATGCCGGAGTAAATAAAATCTTTTTATCGTTAATGTCGAACTCAAATCCTTTGAAGTCTTTACTAAAAACTTCATCTGTCTTTTGGTCGAACCACTTACGCTTCCGATTACCTTCCTCCTCTACAGTCTTTGACTGTTTTGTATACTGACGATAAGCCTCGAATTCTTCTTTCTCTTCTGGAGATAAGCCCATACCACTTGACTCAAGCGGAAGCTTATATTTATCTTTCTGAGAATTGAAGTATTTTTTCGCTTCGGCAATAGCTTTCTTTCTTGCAATCTTTACATGCTTAATCTTTGACTCATCATCTAGGTCCTCATCGTAGGTGTAATCCTCCATCAAGACTTCAATGTCCTCATCGTCTAGATTCTGCTGTGTATCTGCAAGGTACTCTTTAAGAAGTTGATTCTGGTCCATAGCATCGTAGTCCTTCCTAAGCTTTAGGAAATCATCAAAGCCTCTACCAGTATCCTTCTTATAATTCAAATAAGCTGCAACATCCTCAGGCAATTCTTCATTGCTCTGTCTCTGATCCATCAACTCATCAAATGAATTGATTTGCTTATTGTATCTTTTTCCAATATATGAAAGAACTTTTTCTTCAGATAACTCCTCCTCTTGAGGAGCACTGTCTTGAACTGCATTGTCAATACTAGAAGTATCCAACTGTACTTCACCGCTAATCTCCCTTTCATGTTTTTCAAGGAGCTCTTTCTCTACTTCTTGTACACTCTTTGGCTCAATCCCATCTAGTGATCTTACTTTGATTTCCATTTAATTAGATTTTATGTTACAAATATATATTTTTTTTTAACGTGGCTCAAACTGTGCCATATCAAACCCATCAAGTGTGTCCTCGTTAGACTCAAAGCTTAATGGAGGTAAGTTATTCTTCCTCTGATTAATCAACTTAGACTGCTCAGAATTCTGCTGACTGATTCGCTTAGCTTTAGATTCCTCCTTCATTGTATCTCTATCAGCAAGTGCGGTCTCCTTGACACCAGCAATCTGCATCTGATAATTAAACTCTTCAGCCATCAACATTCTCTTAAGCTCTGCCTCTGCCTTTAGCTTCTCAATATCGAACGCCACCTCTGCCTGCTTAATCTGCATCTTAGATTGGGTATCCAACTGGAGCTGTTGCATAGCTGCCTGAGCAGCGAACTCTTGAGACTGCATCTGCTGCTGAGCCATCATGTCCTGCTTCTGCATCATCATCTTCTCTTCTCTCTCCTGCTTCTTAACTCTCTTCATCTTAAGTAGCTGGTTGGCAAGCTTAAGGTTCTTAAGTTCTCTGATGTCAATAGCATCCTCAAGATTAATATCACCCTTGGACAATGCCATCTGTACGTTGGCCTCTAGCTGTGCTCTCTGCTCCTCGTCTGGAGAAATCTCAATGAAGATACCAAAGTCATAGATGTACAGATCCTTAATGTCATTTAAGATGGACACATTGTACTTACCAATCTTATTAGCGAAGTCATCCTTAAAGTCAGCGTACTGAAGAATATCAGCAACACGATATGTAAGTGCCTCAGCAAGAGACCTATAGATAAATAGACCACTCTCAAGGATGTGTCTAGTCGCTGTGTTTGAGTTAAGAGCTGCAAGCTTCTGTACACCAACCAATGCATTAGGGTCAGGATTAGATCCATCCCTAGCCTCATTAAGACCAGTAACAGAACGAATCATGTCTAGATAGTGATTGTAGTTAGCAATCAACATCTGAGTCTTAGCAGCACCTGAGTTAGACGTAAGCTGTGTAATAGGAACTCGTGCATTGTTGAACTCACCATCCTGAGTATAGCTTCGACCAATAACACTACCTGTCTGGAAGTATAGTCTTAGCGCATCCTCCGGGTTGTAAGCCGCTCCTGTTCCCAAGTCAACCTCATTCAATCCATCTGCATCAATGAACACCCCATCAGGTACAGTACGTGCAATGACCTGCTGTAGCTTCAGGTGAGTCAACTGAATCAAGTCAGCGAAAGGTATCATCCTTCTCACCAACGACTCAATGGCACCCTTGTACATCCGTGGTGCTACCGCTACATAGTTTGGTATAGCATGCTGAGATGAAGACTTTGGTCTAACCATGTTCTCTGACATCTCCCACTTCAATAAGAAGTTAGTGCCCATCACCATTACACCATCATACCAAACGTCAATTGTCTTCTCCAACTTCTCAAACTTCCCTTCCTCCATCATCTCTACAGGAGGATTAAACTTGTCATCCTTCTCTATAACACGAGTACCACCCCCCTCAAGAATCTTCTTCTTGTAGACCATCTTCTTAGTGGTCTTGTAGTTGAAGTAAAGTAGTGTGCAGGTGTCTCTACTGAACATACTGTTCTCATAGAACCTAGCCACATTGTAGTAGTCATACCAGCTCTGAGAGTACTTAGATATTTCTTCTAGCTGCTCATTTTTAAGAGTTGGGTCAATCTTTAAAAGCTCTGTAATAGGAAGAGTCTTTATCTCTCCCCAATAGAAGCAGTCTTGAAAGAATGGGTCCTCAGTGTAGCTGTACACAACATTCGCTGGGTCAACATAGGACACATCGACACCAGAACCTAGCAGGAACTGATGCCTAGCAATACCTATACCAATTACTGCAAGGTCATAGTCAATACGCTTGCGTGTATCCTGGTAGTGGTTCTCATCAAAAATTGTATTGATAGCCTCCTCTTCAGCTATCTCAATCGCAGGCTTATACTTAAGCTGCATGTATAGTGATAGCTCCTCATCAGTCTGAGGCAGCTCCTCTGGGTTAGTTACAAATGGGTCAACGCCAGTCTCCTGCTGTATCTTAGAAAGAAGATCCTTAGCAAGCATCTGGCTCTCAATCATGTCCTGATACTTACTACGCTTTGCCTGAGACATCGCATCCTGTGCGTATGCCTTAACCTTAAACAGTCTGTCATTCATGCCGTTAACGACAATATCCACAAACTTAGGTAGGATAGGTACAGGAGTCCAGTCTAGATTTAAGTAAGACAAGTCACCATCTACGGCTAACTCATTCTTATATTTCTGAATGGACTGCTCACCACGTGCGTACAAACGCAAGCGATGAAACTCAGCCCACTGATTATAGTATCTGCAATTGCTGCCATCTTTGCGGAACCATTCGTACTGTATGCTCTGGCCCACTTGTAGTCCATACTCTGGAGATGCTTTCTCAGCATCAGATACAAACTGACTAGGAAATGCAGTTGAGGATATATTAACTACGACATCTTTCATTCTATACGTGTTTCCAAGTAATTCCTTTTATGATACGAGAAATAGCAGTCTTAGTAACATTAAATTTTAAAGCTATTTTTCTTTGGCTCATTCCTTCTGAACTCATTTTTTTTATTTCTAATATGTCTGATGCAATTAATTTAGAAGAATGATTATCCTCTCCTTTTCTTGCAGAAGCACTCATTTTATTTTTTGTTTCTTCAGAAGCATTTACCCCATATCTGTGGTTGTTTTCTCCAGACATTTTTTCAGACATCTTTTCTTTTGTCTGTTTAGCAACTACTTTTCCTGTATGAAACTCAGATATTCTTTTTCTATGCCACTCTGAAATAGTCTTGCCTTTATTTGGCTCACCCATTTTTTTTCTGGCTTCCTCACTATGTACTATTCCAAGGACTCCATCTCCACCCTTAGTGATATTGCAAAGAGTTCCACCATCAACTTTTCTTTTGTACAAATCAATAAACTCTTTTTCTTTCTCTTTTGCAAATTCGTAATCAATCTCATCAAAAACAATGTGAACATCGTATTCTGTCTTCTGAACTATAGACAACCAATGATTATTCCTGTGAGACTTTGAGTAAGCTCGATTCAAGTTTTTACCTATCCCAACGTAAAATGGTACGTTTAAATCTTTTCGTATGTGTCTGTAGATACAGGCCATTCATCTAATAATTTGACTTTGATTTCCAGTGTTAGCGTACTTCGCGAAATTAACACTAATTTTCGGTTCTTTTTTATCTGGTAAATATACATGTTTTTGATTTGCCATTATAGCTAACCCCGAACTGATTGATGCATCATGCTTTGTTCTATCATTAATATCAAACTTAGCCCAGTCCTCAAGTGTTCTAATGAATGGCATGGTGCCTATCTCATCAGCAGGTCTATAAGTAGATGTCATATCGAACCCAACGAACTTCTCTATGTACGACTCAATTGCAGAGGCGTGGGCCTGCTTAACTTCTTCACTTGAGTTAGGTATACCCCCAAGCTCTCGCTCTGTCTTACTGAGCTTATTTAGCACCCTATCGGGCCTGTTCAATGAGAACGCTCTGTAGCCCCTGTTCTTAAAGTGGTACAGTATACGTGCCTTGTTGTTCTCAGCAAGCACTGGCATACCATAAAAGATACATGCCATCAGCACATCCTCAAAGAATATCTCAGCAGTCTGTGGTCTAGCAATGTACTCTAAGAAGAACTGGTTGGCAGGAGCATCGTCCATGTGGTACTTAGTCATACCATGCAATGCACCATTAGATCCTCTCCCACCTACTACGGCAGAGATATCGTATGGGTCACAGCCAAACGAACCAAGGTGTTCATTCCCAGGGTACTTCATTCCATTCCTGGTTATCACATTGTTCTGCATATTAGTAGGAGGAACCCAGCTAATTAAGAACCTGCCACGCTGGTCAGGTGTCCATATAACCTTAGTGTCCTTCTCACCATCCTTCCAATGAAACCCACCACGTGTAACCATCTGCCCCTCAATCATGGAGTCGTTGTAGTCTATCTGCTGATAGATCTTGGTCAAATTAAATATGGATGACTTACTCTCGTCCCTGAATGCATGGCTCTCCGTACGAGGGAACTGACGATAGAACTCGTTGAGGGCATCGGCATCATTCTTCAATGAGTCCACCTCAGCCTCCCAGTAGTCTATAGCCCCGTTACGAATCATCTGGTTGTCAACACCCAGAATAGGAGCAGCAGGCTTTCTAAGTACAGGCATACCGTACCTATCAATGAATCCCTCCATGTTCCACTCCATCGGTATAAATAGAGAGTATAGTCCACTCTTAGTCTGTCCATTCGCATTCCTGTTTAATACATTTGAGTCCTCGTATAGCTTCTTGTAGTTATCTCCACCCTTGCTCAATGCATTCGATGTAGATCCCATCATGCACTTGCCTATAATCTTACTACCCACCCTGAGACAGGTCTTGGTTACCCTCCAGTTGTTGAGTATATTGTTTGGCTTAGTCCACTTAGCACTCTCATCATGTGCCAAGAATAGTAGCTTCTCACCATCGTAAGAGTTCTCCTCAGTGTTCTTCCAGTCAATTGTGGTATCAAGGCCAAGCACATCATTGTCTCCGACAGTGGCCATGTTCTTCTTAGTGATCTTAGATGCTGGTACTCGGTACGCAAGTTCAGTCTTTGGCTTGTCCATACCATCCATGATAGGTCTGAAGAAGAATGGTAGCCTGCTATTAATTGGTACCACCTTGTCAGTGAACATCTTCTTAGCATCAGCACCTGTCTTAGATAGTATACCAACACGAGAGTCACGAGCAAGAGTGGCTATGTTAACGCACTCTGATGATGACATGAACGAGAACCCTGAACGTCTAATCTTTAGATAGATCATACCAAATGCTCTCATGTCTGCCTTACATGCCTCCCAGAAAATAAAGAATATCCTGTTGGCTTCACGATAGTCTGCATACCCTACGTCAATGCTAGACCACTGAAAGTACATGTAGTGAGATCCTGTCATGTACGTTGGTGCACCATCATTCATGAACCACATGCCATCCTCACGCCTATTGAACTCCTCCTCAATGTAGTCTACCCAGCTGTCCTTAAACTCAGCAGGCATCTCATTCCAGTGGAAGATTGACTGTATCTTTGATAGCTCCTTTGGTAGCTCCTGTCTCTCCCAGTACTGATCCCTAACGCTCTTGCTCCTTGAGAAGCATTCTTTAGGTGCCTTAGGCAAGGCAATACATAGCCCTGAGATATTTATGATATCACCTATCTCTCCGGTCCTAGATATAACGACCATGTCGTACTGCTCATTGTAACCGTACAGCCATGTCCTTCCGCTGTTCTTCTTACTAAGAGCATTCTGAGGAACGTAGTCCTTAACGATTCGATATAGACCTTCGCTCTGCAAATCCTTGTTTGGTTTCTGTTCTGTTAACTCCCTTATCCAACATCTCAAGAGCTTCACGCTCAGCCTCTATCCTATTGAGAATCTCAAACGCATCAAAGATGGCTAACTTCTTTGTAGCTGCGGCATTCTTTAATCTGTCAGCAGATAGCTCATCCTCATTGTCATGCTTGATGATCGCCTCTTTAGCCACCATAATAAGCTGCTCTACAGCCTGGTGCCCTGCCTCAATTATCTTTAGCTTTATCTCTCTCATAGCTTGATGGTTATCTGGTGGTCATACATCCTGTACAGCTTCTCTCCATCCACATCAAACTCATACTCACTGTCAGGCTTGAAGCAGACCATGTCCCCAGCTTTCACGCCTTGAGATACAAGGTATGCATTAGGGTACACCATCTCACCCATTAGTGGCTCGTGAGTGAATGGCTTCTTAATATACGAATCAATTGCAAGGATTGGCTTCACAAAGCAGTACCTGTCATAGGTGTTCCACGTGCCGTTTCTACGGTACATGAAAAACTGATCAGGCTCAATGAAGAACTTATCGTCTCTAAAAAATGCCCGACCGCTCTTACGCCTACCCCTAATA